AACGCAGCCCGGCTTGCGCGAGAATTCGCGAAAGCAGCGGAATCCGCAGCCAACAGGACTTTCTGAATTTCCCGATCAACCAATTCAGCTTTCGCTAAACCAAGTCGCTCGGTAACAATTGGAACCAATGGATGCTTAATCGTCAAAACAGCCAGGTCGGTCAACTGAACAACCATAACCCACTGATCGACAACCGCAGTAACAGTCTCAACACTCAATGCTTGCGGTGTTGGACTTGAATCGCCTTCGGTATGCGGCGTAGTAGGAAGCGACAACCGAGGATAACGCGAAAACTGAATCGTTTTTGAATTATGCTGCGGCAGTTGCACCTTCATTGCTTGCTGCGCGAAGACGACATTCTTCTCGGCAATAGACAAAAGTTCGTCACGGATATATCTGACTGCATCGTCAGTTGTCGCCGTTGCGCCCCCGCCAGGTGCCAAAGTACTAAAAGTTGTATTAGCCATAAACTTACTTAACCTCTAAATCTCGAATTTAGAAGGTCTGATCCGCAATAAAGTCACGATACTTCGTTCGTTCCACGTCGGTCAATCGATCTCCACGTTGGGCCTTTTCACGAATTGTCTGAATATCACTTCCAACCACCTTTTTTGGCTGTACATTTGGTACGCCACTTCCAGCAGCTTTGACACTTTGCAATCGCTTGGCTTCGTCGTGAACTTGAGCAGACTTTTTCTCTTTCCGCGTTTTATACTTTTCTTGGACTCCACGAATTCCTTGGGAATACAAAAAAGCATCAACGCGGCTCAACCACTGATTGTAATTCCGTGCGGCTTGCTGACGAACTTGTTCGACTTCCTGAAATACCTTATCAATACCACCTTCTTCTTCGAACACGTCAGGGTGGTTTCGCATCAAGTACATCTCAAAGCGAGAACTATCTTGTTCATCATACAACCGACTTACGGTGTCAACCAACGGCTGAGTCAAACCTTTCAATCGCTTGTTAAACAATGGATCGAGTGTTTTGTCAAGATCAAGCAATTCCGCAGAAAGTTCCGCATCGGATTTCTGTGGCGTTTGCTGTTGATGTTGACGATTCTGACGATCCTCTTCAAGCAATCTAGCAGTCTGCTCAAGGTATCGATTCCGCTCTTCGGCACGAGTTAGTCGTTCCTCATAAGCGCGAAACTTACCTTCATAATCTACTTTTGGCTCTGGTGACGATTCAGCGCCCTCAGCAGTTTCATCAACTGCTGTTTCCGTCGTGTCCTGTTCAGGAATCGGTTGGGTTTCCCCTACCGTTGGATTTTCCTTAGTTGGGACTAATGTATCACTTTTTGCCATTTGCCCTCCTTGTTTTTACGTCGCGATAGTCAAGTGTGGCTCACTTGATTATATTGACGAGTTTCGATTCAAACGTTTCCAAGTACTCCGCAGCCTTTCGAAGGCGTATAGGAGAATCCCCATATCTACCTAACGATCTGTTGCACCAATTGCACAATAATCCCCTTACTTTTTTAGTTTTGTGACAATGATCCACTGACAAACGACGGTAGCGTTGGTGCCGTTCACATATTGCGCATACCCCTCGTTGAAGTTCGCGGATTTGTTGATATTGGTCTTCCGTAATTCCATATTTCTGGACAATTTCACGTTCTTGCGCCTTATTGCGCCGGATTTCGCTTGGGTTCAACTTTCGATTGTTCATTTTTGATTTTAACTTGTAGCTTATGTATATGTGCTTCTGGATACTCAAGAAAATGCTTCAATCCATTTGCTTTACCTGCAAGGAAGTCACGCTCCGAACCAGTTACCTTACCAGAAAGCGTCGCTCCAATTGCCGTGCTTACCAAAGGTTCCCAACGCAACTTCACAACTGCCCAAACCGGCGACTTTACGAAAGCTTCAAATATTGCAAGTTCATCTTCGAGTGTAAGTTGTGTCAAATCCACAATTACTCCTTCATCATCGAACGTCGCTTCATCAAATTCATTGGCATTCGATTTTCAGACATATAAGGATCGCGTTCGGGCGGCATTTCAGATTCGGTTTCGTCTTCCGTACCATAATTAGATTCAACTTCCTTCAAAGCTTCTGAAACATGCATACGAAGTTCATCATTTTGTTTGCCTTCTGGAATCATGTCCAAAGCCATTTGCAAATGATCTATACATTCTTGGTGTGCCATAAGTTTTCCTATTTTTCGTATCTTGAATTTGCTGAGCGATATGGATAATCGCTACCTGTATTTGACTTTTTTTCGCGCTTGGCACCATAAAACGCACCCAACGCCATCGAGATTCGTTTCTTTTTTGATTTACCTTTGAACTTGGGATTCTTGGATTTGACGAAATCCTTAACGTAAGTACTAGAACCCATACTTGGTGAAAGTGGCATGTTATGCTCCCCCTACTTGACTTAGTAAACCTTTCAATGCATCAGCAGGCGTTCCACCTTGCGGCTGTTCTTGCGGGCGCACCGGAGTTCCACCACCCATCATATCACCACCAACTGGACCTCGTTGTGCTCCACCCGGAGTTTGACCTGTTTGCTGCGCCATCATTTGTGCCTGAAGCTGATTCAACACGGCGTAGTGGCTCGCGATCAATTCCTTCAGTTTCATTTGCGCGAATTCGGTTTGTGGCATTGGCAATGCCATCAAAATCTGAATCTTCCGCGCGTGATCTTCGGGTAATTCGAGTGGTGAGGCAACAACTGACCTACCAGAAATCGCTAGTTCGTATTCAAGTTCTGCCGGAATACCAGGCAAACCTTGCGTAACGTCTTTGACTATCTTATCGGAATCGTCAGCACCAATTGCGATTGCAGCACCTTTAATAAGGTACTTCAAATCGATCATAAATCCTTGTTGAAGTGTCAATTGTGGATCAACGCCGAGCGCGATGTTCAACATATTGAGATATTGCTGCCCCTTCGCCAATTTCTCACGCAATCTCCGGCTTGCTATCCAACGAATATCAGTCGAAAGTATCAAGTCGCTTGGTTCGATAATTCGTTGCGTAATCACTACAGCTTCCGGGCCTTCAAGACGAATTATCATCTTTTCGTCCATAAACTGGTGGGCCGAAATCTCGACCATCTTCAACAACGGACTAAATACCTGTGCTTCGAGTTCCTCAACCTGATCGACAATCGCAGCACTCGAAGATGCAAAAAGCTGTGACACGCCTGTCGCAGTTCCGGCAGCCGGTCCCATACCTTCGCGTGGCGTACCCTGAACAATTGCCGTTGCATCAGTAGTTTCTTGAATATTATTTAACAACCAACGAGCCATTCCCATACCTTCTTGGGTCATATTTCCAGGTGGGCGGTCAAACTTCACAGCTTCGGGTGAAATCATCCATTTCGCCATTGGTTCAATCTGATACATATCAGGATCGTCAACGGCGGCAGGGTCCATAATCGTAATCGGGTTCAACGAATAAGTTCCACAATCCATTGTCTGGTTGACAATATCATTCAACATATATTGCCACATTTCGCAAGATTCGACCAAACCGTGACCATAGAAATAATCATGCTCGCGGAAGATTGCACCAAACAAATACGGTGGACACTGAAACCACCACGGGTTTTCTTGAACGCGAAGAACTTCTTCACCCGCAAATGTCAGCCAGACCCACGGCAAGGTTTCGTTGTCGTCTTCATTATTAGGCAACTTAAATCGTATCCAAGCTTCAGTGATATCAAGTTCGGATTGCTCAAGTTCGTTATCAACCATACCTTCTTTAACAACTTGGCTTCTCGACTTATTTTCTTGCGCAATCGTAGCACTACGTTTTTGAATCACTTTATCAACAACTTCGGGTTCGTACCAACTTTCCTTTACCTTTCGGCGAAGTTCGGCGATTGTCGTCACCGCATCTTCAAAAACAATCTGCAAGCCATCGTAATCGGTAGCGACTTCGGGCCAAACATAAACATGCCGCATATCAATAACGTCAAGCGTTGGACCATAGTGATCGTAAGATTTACGTTTCTTGATTTCCAAGCCAAGTTCGGTTTTTTCGCGATACGTAACGTTTCGAAAGCTGGTTTTCCAGCCAAACTTCATACATGACGTGCCAATTTGGTAGAGTTGGCGCAAAAACATCGAAAGCTTCGGACGAATCTTGCCTTGATTCTCAAGCAAATACTTAATAAAATGTACGCCTACGTCACGCCAGCGTTCTACATCAGTTTCGACACTGACATATGGATCGGCAAGCATCGAATCTTTGGCGATCCGAGTAAGTGTGTCAACAGCCTTACGGATCGCACCAAGGAAAAGTCTCGATCTGCCATCGTAGAAACTCACCGTCCGACGCATGTTGTAAACGTCACGATAGCGGTCCCAATCATCAGAAAGCTTTGAATTACGATTCGTTCGAGCTTTCTTGATAAGCGGGAAGATATCAGACTTAATTGACTTCACTACGTCAGGATCACTGGCGAAGTTGGTAAACTCCACCGAATCGATTCCACTAATCGGTCCAGTAGGTTCGTCGGCGGATTCGCCTTGTGATTCTACCGGGCTATTTTGTAACTGATCTTCGGCCATTTGCCTACCTTAATCTTGGAAAAATGAATGGTGCCCAATCTTGATGATTAAATTCTCTGATTTAGCCCAAGCTGGTTTTGCAACATCTAAATTACAGTATAATACTGCACCCAAGGTATAATGTGTTGCTGTCGATTTCTCCCAAGCTATTTGACATTCGGACACGCCTGGATCACCCCAATCCAACTTGAGCGCACGAATCAAAAGGGCGTTGTCTTGTTGATCGTCATTCCATGCGCTAAATTGGTATCTACGTGCTATAGTTCCAGCAACAGTACCATCACTACTATATTTACGACGCATTCGTTCGCGAATAACTTCGCCAACGCCTACTTTGCCCTCAAATGGCTCACCTTGGGCTTCGGTCCATATAGTAATGACCGCAATAGCGTCGTCTGTAATTAATCTCATTGTTATGGCTTTTTAATAAGATCGTCAACGCTTTTTACCAATTCGCTACTCACACTAGTTTTATTCGCTTTGGCACGAAGGTAATTAAATCCATAGAATACTCCGCCAACCAAGCAAACTACAACAATAACTGTAACTACTAATCCAACCATTTTATCTACCTCCAACTACTTTCAAGCGATTCTCAAGTTTCTCTGCATAACCACGAAGAATCACCTGGTTGCTTTCAGCACAAATTATATAAGCATTTATCCAGTCACGAAGTCTTTGCGCGTCCGACAAAGATAACGTTAACGTATCGCCAGTAACATGTCCTTCAACGATAACTTTTGGTGGGCAATCTGTAACCTTCGGTGGCTCCGGTAAATATACAACAACTGTCGCCGGTGGTTGCGGAAGCAAGCAACTAGAACCTGAAAATATCAGGATTAGTAGAAGTAGGCTGGTTGCCAACTTCCTTTTTAATCTGCTCAATTTCATTCGCCACCTTTTTGTCAATCAACGAATCTTTGGAAATTGCTTCACGTACTTTCTCTTGTACTTTAGCAACTTCTTTTACTTTAGCAACTTCCTGGCGCTCGCGTTCTTCGGTAACACCTTTTCGTTTGATGCCAAAGTAAACAGCAACAACGGCAATCAAAGCCGCGAGTCCGGCAAGCAACGGCCCTAACAGGGGGCCAAGTAAACTAAGTAGTGCTGCTACCATTTTTCTCCACCAAATAATCAATTACTTTCTCGGTTGTCTCTCGCGCGAAAAACAGACCGATCCAATATTTTACCATTTCAACGTAATCCAACGCTAATACAGATGCAGTAGTAACACGATATCCACCAGGGATTGTCAAGTCAATACCGCCAGCAAGCATCTTTATCGTAATCAAAATTACAATCGGTATTGCCAATGTATGCGTCCAGGAAGTTTTCCCACGCGAATCTCGCATACAACGGAACTTTGATTTTACAACATTAAACCAATGCATTATCCACCAAAATAATCGCCGCGACAAAACGCTTCCCAAAAATGTTCCTCGGAACGCGGTGGAGTAGAACTCATTATCAATCGACCACCATTCTCCAATGTTGGTCTCAACGCTGCGTACATATTCCGTGCTTCGGTGTCGTCACATTCTCCAACTTCATCCCAATAGCAAAGTGACAGTGTTTCCGAACGACCCGGATTTCCATTCTGCGGATAAGCTTGTATTACACTCTCTGGTTCGCCACCCGTATGCTGAACTACCATCCGTAGGATGATTCCTTTTTTTCCACGATAATATTTTGTTTCCGGTAAGCCAAGTAACCAATGTGCTGGAAGGTGCTCATACATCAATTTCATTCGCCCAATCAATTTCCCAGCGTCCTCTTCTTTCATTGAGATCAGCGCAATGTGGCTTCCAGCTTTGAATAAAGCTTCCCACAAACAAACGATGCAAATGATCCAAGTAACCATCATTTGGCGTGACTTGTAAATGGCCAAGCGTGGATGGTTCGCTGAAAGTGTCAGCAGTTTTGGAATATACAGTTTCCACAATGGCAGCTTTACGATCTTTGTCCCAATGGCATGAGGATCATGTGTCCAAATACTATCTGCAAAGTGTAGTATATCACTTCCTGCTTCGTGTAAGTCTTCAG